GATCATCCACCATTTGGTGACTCAAAACACACGAGACGAGGACGTGATGGCTGCGTTAAGCAACAAAGAGGCCACACAGGATACGTTGATGGAATCACTAAAAGCCCGAATCAGAGAAGCGAAAGGAGGCAAATAGATGCCAAAAAACAGCGGACTGACGAAGCATCAGCTTGAGATTATTACAGAAGCTGCAAGTGAAGCAGTAACAAAACATTTGGAAAAGAAAAGGAAACGGGAAAAAGCGGAGCAGCGCGAGCGCAACTTAAAAAACACAGATTTGCTGATGAAGAACTACACGAAATTGAAAGCGATGGCCGAAGAATACGAGTACGAGATCGAAGAGTACGAAGATTCTGTCCTTGATCTAACTGTGCTTAACCTAGAAACACTTGAGCGGTATCACTTAAAAACGGTAAAAATCATGAAGCATGTGGACACCATGTTGCGAGCCTACGAGTGGAGCTGCAGCAAAGGGACAGTCGAAGAAAAACGACGCTTCGAGGTCTTAAAATACAGATTTTTGGTAGACGACAAACTAACTGCGAGAGAGCTATGCGAAAGATTAAACGTTGATCAAAAGACTATATACCGCGATTCTAAAGCTTCAATACGCGATATGTCTGTTTTGTTATTCGGTGTTTCTGCAATCGAATTTGTGTGATGCCAAAAATCCGCGAAAAAATGTCCCAAAATATGTGTTACTATGATAGCGTGAAATCAGACCAACTACGCACACTTTCTTTTTAGAGAGTGTGCTTTTTTGTGCGAAAGAAGGTGAACAACATGACAATGACCGATAAACAGCGAATTTTTGCTGATGAATATTTGAAAGATCTAAACGGTACACGAGCCTATAAAGTTGCATATCCTAACGTGAAGAAAGATTCTGTGGCCAAAGCTGCTGCGAGTAGGCTGTTAACTAATGTTAACCTTAAATCTTATATTGATGAGCAGTTAGAAATCATGCACAACCAGCGTCAAGCAGACGCTGCAGAGGTCCTCGAATTCCTAACAGCCATAATGAGAGGCGAGCAGACTGAGCAGACACTGATTGGCTTAGGAGAAGGCGCACAGGGAATCACTGAAATTGACGTAAGTGCAAAAGATCGCTTGAAAGCAGCAGAGCTACTAGGCAAGCGTCATGCGCTGTTCACCGATAAAGTGGATCTGCAGACAGGTGATATCGTGATTAATATCGGGGCGTGGGATGGCGATGAGGCAGACTAAGAAAACAAATATCATTTTACGGTTTGATAAACCTGCAAAAGTCTTTAATAAGCATATTTATGACACCTTGTTCGATTATTCTAAGTTTACTGAGATCCATTACGGCGGAGCAAGCAGCGGGAAATCACACGGCGTTGTGCAAAAAGTAGTCGCGAAAGCCTGTAAGAAATGGGCAAAACCTCGTAAAGTGTTGTTTCTCAGAAAAGTAGGCAGATCAATCAAGGACTCTATCTTTGCCGATGTTTTGGCTTGTTTGGCAGACTGGGAGTTGTTAGATCGCTGCAAAGTTAATATGACCGACTTCCGCATTACTTTGCCGAACGGAGCAGAATTCCTTTTCAAGGGCATGGATGATCCTGAGAAAATCAAATCGATCAAAGGTATCTCGGATGTTGTTATGGAGGAAGCTACCGAGTTTACGCTTGACGACTATACACAGCTGACATTGCGCTTGAGAGATCGAAAGCGCAAGCAGCGACAAATATTTTTGATGTTTAACCCTGTTAGCAAGCTTAACTGGGTTTTTAAGCATTTCTTCGGTGAAGAGGCCGAAGTTGATCCAAAGCGCGTAGGGATCCACCACACGACCTACAAGAACAATAAGTTCTTGGATGCCGAGAACAGGCAAACCATCGAGGAGTTAGAGCAAAGAAACCCTGCCTACTATCGCATCTATGCATTAGGTGAGTTCGCCACTCTCGACAAATTGATTTTTCCGAAATACGAGAAGCGACTTCTGGACAAAGAAGCTCTTAAAACATTGCCGAGCTTTTTCGGGCTCGATTTTGGATTTACTAACGATCCGTCGGCTTTTGTGCACGTAAAGATTGATGAAAAAAACAAAACGCTATATATCGTCGACGAATACGTGAAAAAGCATATGCTGAACAATCAGATCGCTGAGGCAATCAAAAGTCTTGGCTATGCAAAAGAACGGATTTACGCAGACTCAGCTGAGTTGAAATCAATAGCAGAAATAGCAACCAAAGGAATCCCTCGAATTCAAGCAGTGAAAAAAGGCAAGGGGTCGATAATGCAAGGGATCCAATTCATCCAGCAATATCGGATAGTGATCGATGAGCGTTGCTTTAAAACCATCGAGGAATTTGAGAACTATACGTGGAAAAAAGATAAAAAGACAGGCGAGTATAAAAATGAGCCTGTTGATACTTACAACCATTGCATTGACGCGATTAGGTATGCACTAAGCGAAGCGATCACGAAGCTTAAAAAGAAACCGAATGTCGATAAGAAGATGCAGATGGCCAAAAGATTTTTTGGATAGGAGTTGATGAAGTTGGAAGAAGAAATCGAAAAAGACGATAGCCAGATCAAGAAAGTTAATGAGTTTGAGCAGGGCGTAGGGTCAAGAACTACCGTTGGAGTTACAACAAATTATGTGGATTTCAGTGTTGAATCTAATATTCATTACCGCTATACGAGCGCAGAGGATCTGCTTAACAATACCGAGACTTTAGCCGCTATGATCAGACATCATGCGGAGCACCAAGTACCGCGATTAGAAGTGCTTGACGCATACTACAAAGCAAAAAACAGCAATATTCTATCTAATCGACGCCGTAAGGAGAGGGATAAGGCGGATCATCGCAGCGCCCATAATTTTGGGAAAGTACTTGCGACTTTCGATGTTGGGTACAACACAGGCAATCCCATTAAGGTCCAAGTTGAGAAAGGAAAAGCACAAGATACTGTCGATGAATTCAATGTGAACAATGACATAGACGGCCACAACGCGGAAATATGGCTCGACATGGTTAAATACGGACGAGCTTATGAAATCATCCACCGAGGGCAGGATGATGAGGATTACATCGACCTCTCAAATGCTTTCGAGACGTTCCTAGTTTACGACACGAATGTTCGTCGCGAACCAATCGCCGCGGTAAGGTATCCAAAGACCCGATTCGGCGATCACGGGGATCAAACATATTTCCAGCCAATCATCTATACCGCCGATAAGGTCGTGACTTTCGATGAAACGAATCTAGCGACTTTAGCACTCAAGAACCCACAAGACGCGTTTCACGAGTACAAAGAAGTACAGATCACTGAGTTTGCACCAAATCGATTTCGGATGGGCATTTACGAAGATGTACTGTCACTAATTGATTTATACGATGCTGGACAATCTGACACTGCAAATTACATGACGGATCTCAACGATGCACTTTTAGTGATTAGTGGTGACTTCGATCCCGACAAGTATTCGACCGAGGATGCCATTAAGCAGAAAGACGGAAACATACTTATGCTTGAGTCCGGCACCGACATCAACGGAAATAAGACGAATGTGTCAGCAGGATATATTTATAAGCAGTACGACGTTGCAGGCGTGGAAGCTTATAAAGATCGTATTAGAGCGGATATACACGAGATGTCGATGGTCCCCGATTTGACAGATCAGAACTTTTCAAGCAATCAATCGGGTGAAGCGATGAAACATAAGCTTTTTGGATTCGAGCAGATGACGTCTGTTAAGCAACGGCTGTTCAAAAAGGGGCTTATGCGTCGTTACCGTCTTTTGTTTAATCTTCGTGCAGGAATTAATGAGTTATCAAATGCTGATCTTAATGAGATCAAGGTAACATTCGTACCTAACATGCCAAAAGCGATCCTAGAGGAGCTTAAAGCATTAGTCGAGGCAGGTGCGGAGATCAGTCAAGAAACGATGTTAGGACTAGCCTCGTTCATTGATAGTGTGAAGGATGAGATTGAGAGGGTAGCAGAAGAGCGCCCAAGTATTCCGAAGGCTCCAGACTATCCTGAGCAGTTCGGAGGTGGGGGCGATGACATACTGGAAGAAGAGGGAACAGGATTGGATCCAGCAACAAATCGAGAGTGAAGCAGCAATAAGTCGTCAGATTGCTAGAAGGTATCAGCAAACGCTCGATCAGATTGAAAAAGAGATCAAAGCAAACTGGGACAATTTTGTAGGTAAGAACGGTATTACCATCACCGAAGCGAAAAAAGCAGTGTCTGAGATGGACGTAAAAGCCTATCAACGTAAAGCAAAGCGATACGTTCGAGAAAAGAACTTCTCCAGAACTGCTAATCGAGAGATGAAGCTGCATAACCTCACGATGCGGGTCAATCGGCTAGAACTCGTTAAGTCTCAAATAGGACTTGAATTGATCGCAATGTCAGATGACATGAACCGATACACAGCAGATATTTTGACTAAAGCAGGATTAGCCGAGGCTCGACGACGCGCCGGAATTATGAATGAAAATGTTTTTCCCGGCTACACAAAGTTTGTGAGGCAGCTGGCTGGTGCTTCTTTTCACGGGGCGACCTTCTCTCAGCGTATTTGGGGAAATATGGCAGCACTAAAAGTAGAACTGGATCGTTTATTGACGATGTCGATCATCCAAGGCAAATATCCAAATGCTTTGGCTAGGCAGTTGCGCGACCTATTCAATGCGAAACGTTACGAGGCAGAACGGCTTATGCGTACCGAAACAGCGAGAATACAACTGGGCGTGCAGCTGGAAAGCTACAAGCAATCAGGTATCGAGCATTTCATCTATATTGCGGAACCGTCAGCTTGTAGCGTTTGTGCTGGATTAGCCGATAAAGTTTTTGCTGTTGCGGACTTTGAGATTGGTGTGAACGCACCGCCAATGCATCCAACCTGCCGATGCAGCACAGCACCATATGTAAAAAAGGCTGAAAATCAACAGGAAATAGAGTATAATAAAGTTGATAAAGCACTCAAAGAGCTACTGCAGAAAATGGGGGACGATTGGTTCAACTCACTTTCTGACGGTGAAAAAGATACCATTAAAGCGTACACAGGTCCTTATTTCGAGTCTATGAACGGGCTACTAAGAGATCCGAATCACCAAGGATTAGGCAATACCGCGGACATGTACACGCATATAAATTCATTAACAAGAAGCCTTTCTAAGTTTAAGTTGGATCACGATATCCTAACGTATCGCGGTGTATCTCAAGCGGAGTACGACGCTATACTGAAAGGAAATGTTTTTCCAGACTTTAAATCCACTTCGGTAACAAGAAAAGTTGCTAGAGACTTTAACGATCACTTAGTGACGTTCAGGATACCCAAGGGCACCAGCGGGTCTTATGTCGGGAACAACAGCCAGGTGTTCGGAGAAGATGAATTTACATTGAACCGAGGAAGTAAGTACACCGTAGTAAAAACAGAACACGGATTAGAGGTGAGTATAATTGGACGAGAAGAAAAAAAGGTCCCGTAGACCGGCATTGATGTCGCAAATGACAAAAGAGCAAATAGAGGAGCTAGACGAGATTTCCAGAAAATTCATAGGCACCGGGAATTATAGCGAGAAATTAGAAGAGTTTTACGACAAGCACAATCTTAGAAATCCCACAATTAACGAACGCTGGGAGGCAGATTCAAAAAATTACTGATAGCACTCACTGGCAAGTACCGGTAAGTGCTATTTTTGTACCTAAAATCAGGAGGTTAATATGCGAAATAAAGTCACATGTCCCGCATGTCATGGCTTTACGGCCGTCAATTATCACACTGAACGCGTTCGTGGGGATATTAAACACACCTATGCGCAATGCGAGAATTGCGACCATAAAGTGACAGTGCACTACACCAATTCTCACATCAGAAAACTTTTGAAACGTCAGCAAAGCACTGTGAATATGGTGCAGAAGCGAAAACTCGCTGATAAGATTCAACAGTTAATCTCAGAATTGAGCGAAGAAATAAAGTCTAGCTGATGCTGGGCTTTTTATTTTGCCTTTTCACTTTTAGGCGTAAAAGAAAAAGCAGTCTCGATTGATTGGCGTAACTGATCACTTTATTTCGGCTAGTGGGCGTAACTCACTAAAATTATCGGGTAGCGGACGTAACCGCGGGAGGACAAACATGAAGAGTAAGAAATTTTTATTGCCGATGAAGCTACAGTTTTTCTCAGAGGATCCAGAAGGTGGCACACCTCCAGAGGCAGGACAAGGTGCAACACCACCTGATCCAGAAAAACCAGAAGGTGGAAAAACCTTTTCTCGCGATGAAGTATCCAAAATGCTGAATGCCGAACGTGACAAAATCAAAAAAGAGCTTGAAGACAAACAAGCCGAAGCAGAAAAACTTGCCAAAATGAACGCCGAAGAAAAAGCGAAGCACGAGAAGCAACAACTCGAAGAGAAAGTCGCTAAGCTTGAGCGAGAAGCAGCTTTGAAAGAAATGGCGTCAGAAGCATCTAAAATGCTGTCAGAAGCTGAGTTGCCGCACGATGAAGATCTGATCGCTCTGGTTACAAGAGAGGATGCAGAAGAAACCAAGAAGGCAGTAGAAGTGATTACTTCGTTTGTATCAAAGATCAAGAAAGAAAATGCACGCCAAACACCACCTGCGGCAGGAGGCCAATTCTCTGGTGTAAAACAAAATAACTCAAAAGCTGAAATGGCTAAAAACGCAAGAATCATTAAATAAGAGGAAAAGAGGAACTAAATATGCCAAAACCAGTATTAACACCGCAAACATGGAATCCGGATCACGTGATGGTTCATCAAATGACAGACGGGACGATCCCGGATAAACACAACAGATTGATCTTAGAAGAGGTCATGACTAACTCGAAAGTAATGCAGCTAGCGAAATACGAAGAAATGACAGACCTAGAAAAAACATTTGATTATTACGCAGGCGGCATCGGCGCATATTGGGTTGGAGAGGGTGAGAAAATCCGAACAACCGCACCTACTTACTTGCCGATCACAATGCGCGCTTACAAGCTAGGTACTATTGTCTTGTGTTCTCGCGAATACCTAAATTATTCTTTTTCTAACTTTTTCAACGAAATGTCTCCGAAGATTGCAGAAGCGTTTTACAAGAAGTTTGATAATGCAACATTATTGAATCAGGACAACCCTTTCCCACAATCCTTGGCTGAGTCTGTAGAAGAGTCAGGAAATTTGATCATCGGTGATTTGGATTATGAAAACATCATCGATTTGCAGGGCAAAGTTGAAGATGAAGGATTCAACGTAAATGCGTTTGTTTCATCTCCGAAAAACAAATCTGCTTTGCGCCAAGTGCATGCTGTTCGCGGGAATACCACAGATTTTCTGTATGATCCGTCTACGGGTAACATTGACGGACGCCCAACAGTGTTTAAAGAAGAAATGGATCGAGGAGAATTGATCGCCGGAGATTTCAATAACATGTTTTACGGTATTCCGTTTAATATAAACTTCTCCCATTCTACCGAAGCTCAACTGTCCACGATCTTGAATGCAGACGGCACTCCGGTCAACTTGTTTGAGCAAGAACTGTTCGCAATGCGGGTGACAATGGATGTCGGGTTCATGATCGTTAAGGATGAAGCATTCTCTATGCTTGCGCCGGAAGCGCCAGAGGAACAAGAAACACGTTCAGGTAAAGAACTTAACAAATCTGAAATCAAAGCAATCTTGGATGAACAGGGAATCGAGTATACGGATAAGGAAACGAAGGACGAGTTACTTGCAAAGCTAGGTGAGTAATATGTCAGTGACCGAAGACGTTAAAGCCCTGTTATCTGGTACCGTTGAGGAAAAGCTTGCGGTAATTGAAAAACGCACAAAAGAGCGCCTAACTGCATTGTTGGGCGCTTCTGATTTGCCCAAAGAATTTGAGTCTGTTCTTTATGAAGTGACCCTGAAACGATTCAATCGTATCGGACAAGAAGGCATGACCTCGTTTGATCAAGAAGGTCTTAAAATGACCTTTCCGGAGTCTGATTTTGCCGAGTATGACCGTGAGATTGAAGCGTATAAGCGTAAAGAGCTTGATGAGTTCTTTAAGCCGCGCCGAGGAAGGATTGGGTTCTTTTGAGATATAACGACGAAATAACCTTCGTAATTAAACTTACAAAGGATGTATACGATACTGTGACAGCGGTGTGGGTACCGGGAGACACCAAGAGAAAAATCGTTCGAGCGAATGTGACTGATATAGGCCTAGTTCGATCAATTGAGATATTCGGCGATATCCAACAAGGTGCAAAAGTTATCCGTTTGCAGCCGTTGGAAACAATGCCGGCATTTGATCAAATCGAGTTCGAAGGACGAGTTTATGAACTAGCAACTCACAAAAAACCAGCAGGTCGCAACACCTTGATTGTGAAAGAAGTGGTGCAAAATGGGCAGAGGGTTTCAAGTTAAAGGGCTTCAAGCCTTAGACCAGAAACTGGCACGAAACATGCAAATGAAAGAAGTCCGGCAAATCGTTCGAGCGAACGGCGGCGAAATGAACGAGACAGCTCAAAGGAAAGCTCCTGTAGACACAAGTTTCTTACGGCGATCAATCACTTTCAGCATTCTGGATAACGGTTTTTCTGCTATGTCATTGGCAGGAGCTGATTATGGCGGCTACGTGGAATGGGGCACACGTTTTATGGCGGCACAACCGTACATGAAACCAGCTTATATTGCACAAAAAGCTAAATTTTTAGCAGATATGAGGAGGTTAGTCGGATGATTAAAAAAATGCCAGACCAAGAAATTTTTGACGAAGTATTTAATATTTGCCAGCAATTCACAGAAAATGTTTTTGATCACCGTCCCGCAACAGAAACAGCCTATCCGTTTGTTGATATAGGTGCTACTTATACGACAAATTTACCTACTAAGACAGCGATCAAAGGCACGGTGACGATTGATTTAAATGTTTGGGGATTGGCGCAACAAAGAAAAGCGGTCTCCGATATCGCAAACCAAATCTTTTTAGCCGCGCTGTCATTAAGAGAAACACCGAATTATATTGTATCAACGAGCATACGAGCTTCAACAATCGAAATGAGAGAGGATAACACAACGAACACACGACTGTGGCGCGGGATGTTAAGCCTCTCTATTAATTTTTAGGAGGAAATTAAAGATGGTAAAAGACACGCAACCAGCAACGAGAGCAGCTTCGAAATCTAGCGCTCCCACTGAATTACAAGCAGTACGAGGAATTGATGTTTTCCTATTGTTTCGTCTTTTAAAAGATGCAGACACAGCATCAGCAGGAAAGCTTGCGTTCCAAACGGATCACGATCACGGTAAGACAAAAGACGGCGATTCTACGCCTACAAAAGATGGTCCGATTCGCGTACCCGGAACTTTGGACATTAGTTTTTCTTGTACGTCTATCTTGTCATTGGGAGATCCAATGGTTGACAAACTAGAAGATGCTTTAGACAACGATGATATTGTTGAGATTTGGGAAATCAATAAAGCAGAGACAAACTCAGATGGCAAATTTAAAGCGACTTATTACCAAGGCTATGTAACAGGATTTAACAAAAGCCCTGGAGCAGAAGGAATGGTCGAACTGTCGCTTGATTTCGGTGTTAACGGAACCGGAGCCAAAGGCTATGCCACACTGAATAATGATCAATCAACAATCGTACAGTACGCTTTCCGAGATACTACACCGGGCAGCAAACCAGAAACTAACCCACAAGACTAAAAAATAACCTAAGGATCAGACGTTCAAACGTTTGGTCCTTTTTGGAGGTAAACCATGGAAATCACGATCAAAGAAAAAACATATGAATTTATTTTCGGATTCAACTTCTTACAAGAAATCAATCGCCGTAACCAAGTGTATCTGGACAATGGCGTCACATTGAACGCTGGCGTTGAAAATACAGTTTTTAATCTTGTAGGCGGAGATATCGAAACACTCATTACAGCCCTTCATGTCGCAAACGCGACGGAAAAGCCGCGTGTCGGCATCAACACACTAGCCGAGCACATTGCCGAAAATGAGGATACAGACTTCTTTACGATGGTGTTCGATGAACTAAAAAAGTCGGCATTTACCAAGAAGAAAGCAATCGAGATCGAAGCGGAAATGCAAGAAGCCGAGAAGAAGGCAAAGGCGAAAGCGCGGAAGAAGTAAATTTCGAAACAATGTACGAGCAAATCAAGATCAGGTGTATCCGGTACTTGGGCATTACTAACTTTACCGAGATCGGTCGAATGACAGTCGCTGAGTACAAATTGCGTATGAAAGCTTGGCACCTGAAAAGGCTTGACGAGGACAGCTTTATTTATCGGCAAGCGTGGCTGATTGCTCAAGCACAGGGATATGACAAAAAGGGGAAACCTGTGTACAAAACGTTCAAAGAATTTTTCGACTTCCAAAAACAGGAGAATCTCATTTTAGGGATCGGCGAAGAAGAAAACTTGAAGCAAGAAATCTTAAAAGATGAAAACTTTGTCAATTTGCTTGTCCAATCAAACACAGCGGAAGAAGGTGGTTAGCAATGGAACAGTACAGCGTGAAAGCGATACTGTCAGCAGTAGATAGTGGATTTACTAGTACTATGGGCGGTGCGCGCAAGTCCATGTCAGGGCTTGATGACAATACCAAAAAAACAAATATGTCCATTCTGCAGATGGCGGCAGGAGCCGCTGTTTTCAAAGGGTTAACAATTGCTACAAATGTGCTAACCGCCTCTGTTGGTAAAGCGGTCGATCGATACGACACCCTGAAATCGTACCCACGTGTTTTGGAACAATTAGGATACAGTACCATGGAAGCTGATAGTTCAACTCGAAAATTATCGGACGGGATCACTGGCTTACCAACTGCGTTAGATGAAGTAGTAGGCACAGCGCAAAGATTAACGATTTTGACCGGGAACTTAGAAGAATCAACAGACCTAACGTTAGCACTAAACAATGCCTTTTTGGCAAGTGGATCATCATCCGCACAAGCGTCACGAGGTACTGAACAATACATCAGCATGCTTAGTCGAGGAGAGGTCAATTTAACTTCATGGCGAACGCTCCAAGAAACAATGGGTTACGCATTAAGTGAGACTGCAAAGAAAATGGGGATTGCATCAGGTGACGCGAATGAGCTTTACGATGCCCTTAATGACGGCCTATTCACATTCGATGAATTTAGTGCAGCGCTGATCGAATGTTCTGAGCAAGCAGGCGGTTTTGCTGAGGTGGCTTTGACAGCTTCCGAGGGTGTCCGTACATCGTTTGAAAATGTGAAGACCTCGGTTGTACGTACCCTAGCCAATATCATCGAAGCTTTTGACGACATGCTTGTTGATGTGACGGGGCTTAATATCGCAGGTCATTTGAACAAATTAAAAGACGTTGTGGATACATCGATGGGCGCAATGACGACTGTTATTAAGGTCTTCGGCACGACTCTTTCTACTATTCTGCCAATCGTAAAACCTTTGACGCCTGCGCTAGTAGGGATGGCCACTGCTTTAGCTGTTCATAAGGTTGTGTCAAAAGCTAATAAAGCGATTGCCGGGTATCGGATAGTGTTGACGGCTTTTAATGCTACTGTTGCAAAATCGACTTCGGCAACAGCTGCCCAAACAGCTATGGAAAAAGTGGCGACGATTGCTAAACAGCATGGAATGCAAGCGACAGTCGCCCAGAAAGTTGCGGACGATGCCTATACAGCTGCGGTTTTGAAACAAACAGCAGGCGTTAAGATGATCACTGCTATCCAAGCAGCATATAATGCAGTGAAGCAAAGAGCGATTGCTGACAGTACTGCAGGTGTTGCAATCACCAAGCTTGATATTGCTGCAGCTGCGGCAGCAGTGGCCATGGATAAAATCAAATTGGCTACTACGGCTGCTAAAACTGCAGCCTCGGCAGCACACAGCAAGGCTATATTAGCAGGAACGGGCGCTACGATCGCGTCAACAGCCGCCAATCTAGCTTTCGGAAAATCTCTTTTGCTTGCAATGGGTCCGATTGGCTGGGTGATCGGCGGAGTCGGCGCCTTAGCTGGCGGACTTTACGCTCTCGCTAAACGTTTCGGATCAGGAACCGAGGAAGGGAAAAAATTCAAGAAGGAAGTTAAAGGTCTTTCCAAGGAGACTGAAAAACTCGTCGATTCTGTGGCAAGTAATGCAGAGGCGCACGCAGAGAATATTGGCCAAATTAATGCGAGTGCTGGAGCCAATCAGGAACTGGCTAAAAGGGTGCAAGATTTAGCCGCCATAGAAAATAAGTCAGCAGGAGAAAAAGCGCAATTAAAGGCACTAACAGAGCAACTAAACGAAGCTGTACCGGGATTGAACGCAGCCTATGATGAACAAACGGACAGTCTAAATCTCTCGGAAGAAGCTATGAGCAACTATATCGAGACGATGAAGAAACAGGCAGAAGCCCAAGCATATCAGGATCGGTTGAAGCAGGCTATTGAAGACCGAATTAAAGCAGAAGAGCAACAGAATGCGCTACTAGTCAAGCAGAAAGAAATTGAAGACGACGGTAATATTACGAAAAAAGAACGTAATAAGCTGGAGAAGGAGATAACTGAACAACTAGAGGAGCTCCAGTTTGCCTATATAGACGCGGAAGCAACTGCAACGTACTACGGCGATAAAGTAGCGGAAGCCCACGAAAAATCGGCGCAGGCAGCTACTGAATCGGCAGAACAAGCCAGAATCAGTTTTGAGGACTTATCTGAATCTCAACAAGCTGCGGTTTCCACATTGATCGATCGATACGATGCCCTAGCAGCAGGTGCGCAAAACGCTTTCGAAAAAATGCGTCATGAAACCGAAGAAACTACGCAATCCATGTTGGAAACACTAAATCATAACGTAGATCAAACTCAAAAATATGCTGAGAACTTAGCAAGACTTCACGAGAGAGCCGGTGAAGGAAGCCATGAGAATTTCACCAAATGGCTCGACACACTGACCGAAGACAATGCTGCAGAACTAGCGGTGCTTGTTAACATGACCGATGAGGAAATGAAACAATACGAGGAAGCTCTTGAACGTGGTGCGAAAGCGGGCATGGTTGGGGCAGCAGTTGAAACTGGATTAGGCGTAGATGAAGTCGGTGAAATTCTAGGTACTTTTGCCTCTGAAATGCCCCAAACCCTGCGTGAACAAATGGAAGCAGAAATGCCAGGTGTCGGCGCAGCTATCCCAGACGGAATGAAAATCGGGATTGAAGAAGGAAAAGAAGGTTGCGTAGATGCCGCACGAGAGATGATGAAACAACTCATCGAAGCATCTAAAGATGAGGCTGGGGTCAACAGTCCTTCCAGAGTCTATAAAGAGATGGGCGGACACTTGATCGATGGTCTTGTCCTTGGTGTCGAAGGTAAGCAGTCAAACGCTGTCACTGCAATGCAGAAAGTCCTGCAGGCAATGCAAAAGGCTGTAGATTCCGAGAGCAAAAACATGGCGAAGAGCTTTGATCAGATTGTTACAGGAGCAGATAGCTCATTATCCAAGCTTCCAAATGTTGCACAAAATTCAATGTCAGCAATGGAAAATCAATTCCAGTCAGGTGCCAGAACTTCCGTATCTACTATGAGAAATCTCGCGAATCAAATCGTGCAGACTTTCAGCCGCACACCGAGCCAGATGCAGAATATCGGTCGGAACAGCATGAATAGCTTAAATTCCGGACTGCAGTCTCGACAAGGCGCTGTGCAGACTACCGCTACTCAAACACACGCAAGAATCATCCAAGCTTTTAGCAGCACACCAAGTCAGCTGCAAACAATCGGGCGAAATAGCATGAATAGCTTGAACAATGGTTTAAGATCAGCGCAAGGAAGTGCAATTAGTACTGCATCAAACACAAGCAGTCGTATTGTGAGCGCGTTTAACGGTTTGCCTGGTCAACTTAACCAATCTGGTAGAAACGCCATGGCCGGTTTAACGGCGGGGATTGATGCCGGTGCAGGTGGAGCCATCGCTGCTGCAAACCGAGTAGCAAATCAAGTATCAGCCACTATCAACAAAGCGCTTGATATCCATTCCCCATCCCGAGTAACTAAAAGAAGCGGGGCCTTCGCTTCGGAGGGGCTCGAAGTGGGACTTTTAAGCCGCATTAATCAAGTGGCATCTGCAGCAAGACAGGTTACCGACACATTGATTGACAATATATCGCCTGGCATTGATCTACAAGCGAATCTGGGTTTTTCTACATCTGGAGGATTGGTTGATAGCAATCTAGGAAAGAACCAAATGTCTATGAATCCAATTCAAATCATCAATAAATTGATCCTCGATGGTAAACAAATCGCTGGATCTACGAATACTATCCTAGCAAGTGATTATGAAAAACTGGCTTACGCAAAAGGAGGGCTGACATGATCAATCTTCAAGACAACACAAAGTTTTATGTCGGTGACATATGCTTAAACGATTTTTTAGCGGAACGATCAACGGATTATTTCATTTTAAAGTGTGAACCGGAATTTCCGAACCCTGAACCTGTCTTTGAAACTTTCGAAGGCAGTGACGGGCAACGACTGGTTAACAATCGTTTTGACAGCTACTACTTTCACCTCGAGTTCATGACGAAGACACCCGACAAGTACGACACGCAATTGCTGATGAATGAGCTCAAGACGCTACTGTTTCAGCGAACGCCTTTCTACATTCGGTATTCATTGGAGGATGGTAAAAGATTTAAAGTTTTGACGGATGAAATGCATGAAGAGATGCAGAATACACGTTTTTCAATCTTCACTGTCAGCTTTATTGTTTTTGAAGGGCGTTCGGAGTCCGCTGGGGCAAGTCTGGATGAGTTTGGACTAGAATCAGACTGGCAATTTTCGCAAGGCATAGTGACTGAGGATTATCAATATACTCATGACACGAGCCGATTTATCATTTACAATGCCGGAGACTTTCTTATTGATCCTCGCGAACACGATCTACGAATCAGAGTAGAAGGCGAGAGCGACGGCCAATTAAATATCTTTAACCGAACTACGGGCGAAAGATTCATTTATTTTCCTGAATTCAGTACTCGAAGAGGAGACTGGGTCGAGCTTGACGGGGTATACCCAAGACGGAACGGCGTTAACTGCGGGATTGACACGAATCACGGTTTGATTACTCTGGTTCCGGGAGAAAATGACATTGAGATACAAAATATCAGCCGAGTAAAATCCGAGTGGGATTTTCGCTTCTTGTATAGGTAGGTGATTGAATGTTAACAATTACAAATTACGAAAAAACAAAAGAAGAAATCCTTGTCGATTATGACAAGGATTCTTTTTACGAGAATTGGCAGATGAATGAAATCTGGGAAGTTAGTTTTTTGGTGAGAGAAACACCTAGAAATAAATATGCGTTTGATATAGTCCAGTATGAATCTTCCGTCTGGTTTCAAGGACAAGAATTTGTGATTAAACAAATGCAGTCTTTCGCTATCGGCGACGCCGTGTATAAAACGGTTACGGCGCCACATGTCTATTACACGATCCAAGACGGCTACCAATATAACCGAATTACGGGCAGAAGAGTTCCGTCACAGCTATTGACGCATATTTTTAGCGCTGGTAGTCGAGGGTTTACTTGGCGATTGCTGGGGAATCACCTTGCGACTGACAAAGAGAATTTTGGCGATGCCAATTATCTGCGTCTGATTAATGATGTGATTTCTGATTTTGATCTCGCAATGATGCCTGATAATCGCCATTTGGTGTTTATGAATCGAAGCAGTTTTGGCGAGAAAGTCAATGAGCCAATCCGCTACAAGCATAACACAGATGATGTGAAATTCGATATTAGTACGTACAATTTGAAAACACAGATTCGAGGGTTCGGAGCGTTAAAAGAAGGCGTTGAAACGGACAATCCTACAAATAATGATTATGTCTTTCCTCCTATCACTCATACGTCCCCAGAATCTGCGAAGTGGGGGATTAGGATTCAGGACCCAGTGAGAGATGAACGCTACCATCACGTGGATAGTATGCGCGAGCGCTTGATTAACGATTTGAACGATATGCCAGAAGTATCGGGGGTTGTTTCACTCAAATGGAAAACGACTATTAATAAAGGTGATTACGTGCCGTTTATTTACGAACCACTGGGCATTAATACCTACATTCAGGTGGTGGGGATCAGGACGTTTCCTGCACTACCGGACAAGCCCCCTGAAATCGTCTTATCTAACACAAAGAAAACAATGACAAACATCCTTGTCGGATTAAAGCAGAAAGGAGTGTTGTAAGTGGGATTTTTTAAATTAGCCACAAATCGTATCGGCTTGGAATGGAAGAAAGCATTTAACCATAACGTCGATGAAACGGAACGAGAAATAAGCCGTCTCGATCGAAAA